GAAGAGAAATGAACACTGTCGTTGAGTCGGGTTTCATTACGTCAGGTTCAGCAGGTATGCCCTGTGACACAAGGAACTGTGTCAATGGGTCTTTGTTATCACCACGAACAGTTCGTATATAGTATGGATTATGTCTAGCATGAATACCTGACGCTGCGTCAGTAAGCTGTGACACAGTGCCGCTAGGCTTAACACAGGTCACTGCAGTAGACTGTGGTATCCCCAACTGCTTTGCCATAGCTGCATTGGTGCGCACTGCCTCATCTCTTAATATGCCAAGTAATATAGGTAACTTATCACCTGTAGTAGATGTCATGGCGTTATCCATGATACCTGTCAAAGAAACACCAAGCAAACGCTCTTCTTCTGTATTATCTTTCCACACTTTGCGTAGATACTTAAAATTAGTCAATGTAGCTTGGAACGTACCAAGTATTGTAGCAAGCCTCACCTTTTCTTTTAATGTATCCATGGTATCGCTTTCACGAATGACTACTTCAGATAGGTTACAGAACTGATAGGGGCGTAGAATAATCTCAGAGCAAGGGTTGCAGCCAAAGTCTTGGTCAGCATCACGCCTGCCATTCTTAGCAGCCTGCACCTGTGCAGACTTTCTATTGAAGATACCACGCTCACCTGACTTGCTATCGTACAGAGACAACCACTCACGCATGAATGTACCCATTTCTGGCTTACCTTTGTATGCCACAGAGTTATTAGCTAACGCACGTTGACCTTCGTTCTCCCACCACTTACCTGACTTGGCATGTGCCATCTGGTCATCGTTTAGATTAGACAAGCTAATGAGTGCGCTACGGCGCACACCGCCTACGACTACAACTTCACCAATCTTACACATGATGTCATGGCACTCAATCGGGTAAAGTCTACGACCTGCTGCTCTCTTGAACTTCTCAACACAGAAATCAAACAACTCAACCAATGGCTGTGGACCTGATGCCCTACCACCAAACGTCTTGAGCCTAGCACCTGCAGGACGCACCTCTGATACATCCCATGCTGGTATCTGTCCTGCATACAACATAGCAATAAGTTCTTTTAGAGACTTTGCCCAGCCCGGTCTGCTATCACCTACCTTGATAATTGTGTCCGTCTTATAGAAATCCTCTGCTACTATAGGCAGCTTTTCAATGTTATGACGCTCTACGCTGAAGCCTACGCCCGTACCACACATGAGAATGTACATAGTCTCGTCAAACGCACGTGGGCTATCTACAGGTACGTAAGAACAGTTGTATCCACCCACGTGGCATCTGTCCAGTGCGGGGCCACTGGTCATCAACGCTCTCATGCTAGGCATGACACTTATATTAAGCACAGCCTCTTCTAACTCTGCCCGTAGTTCATCAGATAGTTTATAGTCACATTTGTCTGCTAGATGCTGTTCCATATAATCAAAGTATCTGCATACAGTTTCACTCCATGTCTCTCTACGTTGCTCCTCCTCTTTCCAACGTGCGTAACGGGACAGTGCTATAAAGTTTTGATAATCTGTAGGTAATTGATTGCTTCTCATTTCTTACTCCGTAACTGTTCTTATGTTCTTAATATTAGCACCATCAATGTCATAAAAATATTCTTGGATGCTTTCCTCTAATTCGTCACCTACTCTCCCATCGGCAGGCACGGGGTATTCTTCATCGTCTATCTCAATGGTTATGTACATTTTAACTTTCATCACCTGCCATAACCTCTTCTATTAATTTCTCCAAGTACCACTTGGCCTTTTGCAAATCCTCTAGTGGTTTGTCTTTGTAGTCAAATCGCCAGAGATACTTCATGACATTGCCTTGCAAGTAATACTTGAAGCCCTTATCAGTTGCAGCAGAGATAGCATGAATGCACTCAATTCCTGTTTGGTTGTAGTGTGGTGGGTTATTAACCATATCAACAACATTGTCACTTTGTTTATTTGCTTGTGCCATACGTAACTCCTCTTGTGCTATCATTGCTTTCATAAAATCCTCGTGCCTACTCATGCTGACCCCTTAGTTTTTGTGTTAAACTGTAAGTGAACTACGTTACCGTCATAGGTTTTTTCAACGCCCACTTCTTCTTCTAGTTCTACACTAATATCACTCTCATTGTCAATAACTTTCATTACATATTCGTGAGCAATGTTACGTAATTCTTCGACCTCTTCCATTACAGGAACAGAGGCACACATCATTTTAGTGAAGTGCATAACTTGATGATAGTCTTCATCAACCAGTGGATTATCTGGCATAGCCATAATGGATATATCAACCTCACCAGACCACCTACCATTATCATCTGAGAATGGTCTAACCCGAATAATAAAATCCTCGTTGCTAATTTCTTTAGATAGTTTAGTCATCATCCTGTCCATGTCTATCTCCTTTTTACTTTTGTACCACCAAATTTAATAAACTTAGGGTGTTTATTCTTACCCTTTTCTTTTAACCAATCTTCAGGGATGATTCTATCATAGTAAAGAAACCCATGTTTTATACACCACTGAGCATAACTTGTCTTTGAATTTTTTTGTAATTTGCTTTTACTATTTGTAAAAACAAAACGAATATCTAAATTTGGATGTTGTTTCTTTATGCACTTGTGTTTTCTTCTATCTGCTACAGTAAATCTACCTTTAGTTTCTATTATAATACCGTTAGGCAGCACAAAATCTGGCGTATATGTTCTATAAGCTAAGTCTTCCCATTCAATCTTAATACCTTCATACAAAAACTTTATCTTTAGTTCTTGTAAGTACTCAGATATTTTTAGTTCCAGACCGCTACGATAACCATACTTTCGTGCTGCCCTAAATTGTTTATACGGTGACACTATGCCGTATCACGCCATGAGATAAATGGACTACGGTAGCCTAAAGCCTGTAGCTCTTCGCGCAAGACCTTATCTGCTTCATTACGCGCTGATATCGCCGCACGTAAACCTGCAGTCTTCCGTTCACGATACTCTTTCCTAAGTTCCGAAAGATGCAGTTCCGCTTCCTTAATTTGTTCTGCGAGTTCATTTACTTCAATCTCCATCTTAAACATACTCCTTTGCTAGTTCAACATATGCCACTATGGGCGGGTTCTTTGCCTGTGATTTTACAGCAGGTAATTCAGTAAGATTATCCCAACAATCAAAACGATAGCTGCAAAATTTGCATCCATCATTAAGGACTTTATTACCTGTGGGCTTGCCACGAAAAGTCTCAGGCACTGGTTCAAAACATCTTTCAAACTTATTCTCCTTTACTTTGTGAACCGTATCCTTTATTTGGGATACCTCTTTGTCAATGTCAAGACCTGTAGCTGGTACATACTTGAACTGCCCATTGGCTTTATTAACTACCCACCAACCACCAGCTTTCTTGCCGGATGCTTTAGCGTATCCTGCTAGTTGTGCCACATACCCGAAACCATCACCGCTGGCAAGACTGTCATAGGACTCAAACTTGTTTCTGTATGACCAGTCTGAAGCTGATTTAATATCATCAACTGCACCATCAACGATGAGGTCATAACTACCAGAAACGCTATCGTCACCAAGGTCAAGAGTAACTTTATTTGTGTCTTCATACTTCACTCCTGCTTCTGTTAATATACCTTTGAAGACAGCTTCAACGATGTCTCCAATCATCATGTTAATTACGAATGTTGTAGGAAAGGGTAACGCTACCTCTGGCTTGTTCTTGTCATACCAAAGTTGACAAGTTGGTCTACCTACATTAGACATGCGTAGACTAAACTTGTCTCGCTTGTTACCCCCACCAAACTGGCGTTGTGCAGCAGCCATGACATCATCACCAATCTGTTTGATTGTTTCAGGTGACATGCTTGATTTACCACGTGTGGCATTATCAAGATACTGATGCAGTGCCAGTTCAGCAGGGTGTTTCATTAAGCCACCTCTTCTTCAAACTCAATATCAACAACTTCCTCAACACCAATATCATCAAGCAATTCATCAGACTTTTCTCTAGTCTTTTCTGAATAAGACTTGATAATGTATTGATTGTAGTTAGTTACCCAAGCCATAAAGTCAGCAAACTTTTCTTGGTCATCTTGGGTAAGGTCAATACTATTAGCAATGTCTAGTGACGTTACAGGTAGATAAAAACTATTACCGTTTGGTAATTTACGCTCCTCAGTATTCAATGTGACATTATGCTGCACAGGTAGTCTCTTCATCTTTGCTAACTGTGAAAAGACAGAGCCTACAGTTTTAAATGCATCACGATTTTCTACTTCCCAGATAAATGGGGTGGCTTCAACTTCTACATCTGCGCCATCCACATCTTTTGGATTAGTAAGCTGCACAGTTCCTATCACTACACGAACTCTCTTAATAGAGCGTATCAATTCTTTTGTGGCATCTGGCAAAGAATTAAAATCCTCAATCCAACCAGCAGGTTTACCACAATTAAAACCCCCATCATTATCTTTTAAATCCATGTTAAGTGTATCAGCCATAACAGTTTTAACATAGCGATTAGGACTGCCACCACTGCCCATGACAAACTTTTTATACATGTAGCGTTGTAAAAATGGACGCATAACAGCAGACTCTGCATAGTACGTGGGTCCATCAGGCAACTCTAACTTATAAGTGCCACCCTTAACTTTGATACTGTCAGAGCCAAGAATAGGCGAATGATTTATTCTAAGACGTGCAAGAAACACTCCTTGCTTCTTAACAACAGCAGCCTCATTAGCAATACCCATAGCTTTAGCCATTTCGCCAAAGTTGTTTGTGTCGATAGTCATTACTTGATTCATACAATTATCTCCTTTTCTTTTGTAAGATGCATAGTTATATCAGGTTATGTCCTTTGTGTCAAGCCAATTCGGACCAATTTTTGCTTCTAAAAGTAGAGGCACATTAAATTCTACACCCCATCGTTGCGTAATTAAATAAGGTAACTCTTTATTTGTATCGTCTATTACCTTAATTACATTATCTTCTTCCTCTGGGTGTACATCTATAACTATACTATCATGCACAGTGTTTACTATACAAGATTTCATATTACCTAATAGCTTGTCTATATGTAACATAGCAATAGGCACTATGTCTGCAGTAGCAAATGACTGCACAGGATAGTTTTTAATTTGTGTGAAATGCGATATGGTTCCACTAGACTTTCTATAAACCTCTGGAAAAGAAAACTCTCTTCCGCTGGGAGTGGTAATCTTTTTCTTAGTCATAGCTTCTTCAGCCAGTCTGGTATGCCATTCTCTGACTCCTTTGTATTTCTTTGTAAAGTGTTCATAATATGCAGCTTCCGCTGGCGTTCTCCCAAAGCCCGTTGCGCCATAAAGCGGTGCAAACGTGTGAGCCTTTGCAGTCTGCCTATCCGTAGGTTGACCAGCATCGGTAATAACTTTAGCGGTGTATGCGTGTACATCAAATCCAGTAGATACCTCTTCAATAGCAACTCCATCTTGTGATAGGTAGGCAGCAGCACGAAACTCTAACTGTGCAAAGTCTGCTTCCATAACTTTCCCACCATCAAATCGTGACACAAATACTTTCTTCACAGGAAACGTGCCGCCACGTGGCATGTTCTGCATATTAGGGTCTGCACCACTGAACCTGCCAGTAGCTGTGCGATGCTGAAGCAAACGCACGTGCAGCTTACCATCCTGCTTTGTATGGGTTTGTATACCCTCAACAAAGGATGAAAGGTATGTATCTAAAGCAGACAATCTCTGCACATCATTCAAAAAGTTTTCTGCTCTATCGAAGCTACTCTTCTTAGCAGAGTTAGCTAGTATCTCTAGCATCTTTTTATTAGTACTAAACCCATTGGCACTTATCCACTTTGGATTAGGTGCTTTAAATCTAAGGCCAGCGATAGACTTTGTTGGAGTAAACCTGTAGCCAACACCATCACACTCTTTACATATAGGCATCTTGAGATATGGTGTTCCATCCTTCTTGAGTTTCTTTTGTCTGCCTGTGCCATAACAGGCAAAGCACTGACCAGCCTTAGTCTTGTACATTATAGATGAATGACTATTTACCGTGTGTGTAAACTCTGTCTTAGACATGGTGGGTGTAAACATATTTGCCCACATAGCCTTATCGTCTGGCTTTCTACTATAAATTACCCAAGACATTTGCTCTGGACTGTTGAGATTAATTGGTGTGTCACCCATCAACTCAATAACTTGTTCTTTTAATCGCTTTTCTATCTGTTCTTTTTCTGCAACAAACTCGTCACGAACCTCGTTTAACTTTGATAAGTCAACAGCAAAGCCACGCTGATAAATACGTGCAAGACATACCGCTACCTGATTGGTTAGGTCTACTGTGCCACGTAATCCACTGTCTTTCGGCGTATTCAAACGGTACATTATTTTATCTGCTAATTGCTGTGTAGCGTTGAGGTCAGCCGATAGATATTCACACAGTTCATTGTATGGTATGTCACGTGTGCTATAACCTTTTGCAAAGTATTCTTTCAGAGTATCTTGTTTCTTTGTATCTAATTGATAACGCTCTGCACAAGCCTCAAGAGACAACGGCTCTTTAATACCACGCTGTAGCACATACTCTGCAAGCATCGTGTCAAATACAGGGCCATCGTACTTAAAGCCTGACTCCCACAGCCACATCAAATCATACGCAGCATTGTGGCAGATAAGTATAGTAGCTTCATCTAAGAACCACTGCACACGCTCGTAGTAATCCTGCTGATTAGGCACATCACAATGGTCAAACGGGAAGTGCTGCTCCACACCTTGGTCAGTCAACACACCAATCATAGTTAGTGAGTTCTCTGGCTCAAAGGGGTCAAGATGCATCTTGCCATCCCGTTTAGTGACTGTATTTTCTACGTCAAGAGTAAGTTTCATTAGTCTGTGTACCTCGCTGTTAAATAATCTAGGTTGCAGTTTACCATACCATGCCAGCCTGTCAACTTGTTTTTTACTACATTGATATGACGTAGTGGGCTATCCTCTTCTTCGCCTTCTATTTTATCTTTGGCTGGACTCTTACCAATCAGTATCATCAGGTCAGCTTCAGCAGCTTTACCTGTGCGTGAGCCTTCCATCATAGACTGATTAAGCTGTGACCTACCCTCTGCCTCTGCAGATAACTGTGACATATAAAATACTGCACAGTCATACGTTTTAGCAATCTGTCTAGCGTATATAGCGCAAGCCTTGAGTGCTTCATCCTGCCTAGCAAAATTACCATCGGCACTAAACTTATCGCCCATGTCTAACACTAGCACATCTGGCTTATATGATTTACATACCGATTCAACCCAAGCCATGTCACGACCACCAGCCTCTTTTATCTTAATATTATTCATCACTGGTTCGTATAGTGATTTAGCTTTAGCCATGTTACTTTTAACTTCTCTTGCAGACATACCTGCTGCAGCAGTTAGATAACGTGCGCCAACTCTATGCGTAGGCTCTTCGTTACATAACACAATACACTTGGCACCCTGATGTGCAAAGCCACCCGGTGCAGCTATTAGTGATGCGTGAAAGGATGTCTTACCTGTATTGGGTCTAGCACCCACTTCGATAAGCTGTCCACCAGATACACCTTCTACCTTCATGGTTACGCATGGTATGTTGAATGTCCAACGTGCCTCTAACTCTGCCTTTGCCATGAGGGTTTCGATAGTAATATCATCCCACTCAATATTGAGATTAGGAATAAAGTCATCCCCATATTTCTCTAGCAGGTTACGTAGTTTCTCTAGCGTAGCTGCATCACCATTGACCATATCAAATCCAATGTTAGCAACGTCCTCGCCCACCACCTGTTGGAACAGTTTAGATAATACCTCTTGTGCTATATCACTGCCCATAGGCTGTTCGCGTTTGATAGAAGCAAACATAGAAGCATAGGCTTGCTTCTGTGCTGTAGTCAGCGTAGGATTGTTAGATATAAACAATGCCTCAACTTCATCTGGTGAGACGGTACGCTCGTACCTATCCATAGCTGTATCAATAGCCTCCTTAATTTTACGTGCATCCTTGCTGAACAGACGTGGTGGACACTTGCTACCACGATGCTCATCATAGAATGATTTATCCATTAGGCTTCTAATAATCGACAATTCCATTTAAGTTCTCCATATCTGTCGGGTTACGATATTTCAAATCATCCTTCAAACGTAGGACACGAACATCGTTTACATGTCCACGTAGTTCCTTTGCCATTTGCAAAGTCTTCGGTAGCGCATCGGGGTCTAACGCTATTATTGCTGTTGAGAACTGTGCAAGATACCCTTTATGCGAATCTTGTAGAGATGTACCAAGAAGCGCAACCCCGACAAAGGAACCGTAACCAACAACGGCTGCACTCACACAGTCCTCAACAACAACTGCGACTCTACCACAACCAAAATTAAAAGGCAAGCCACTTTTTCCATATCGTTTCCATTTAGGCAAACGATTACTCAAAGCACGTCCCGTAGCATCTACAATTTTGTTATTGTGCATCACGGGAAACACTACACGATTTTCTTTTACATCATACATAAAGTTTAGTTTGTTTGTATAAATATCCCAAGAGTCTAACCAACTTTTTGCTTTATCACTCAGGTATGGAACAACGTATTCAGGTAATTCAAACTGCTCTTCAGCAAAGTGCTGCGCATTACCCATGCTGGTACGTATATCTTCTACTGTTAAGTGTACACGATTACCACCACGCACATTACAAGAGGCTTTGTAACAGTTCCACACAAGAGAACCTAAATTATTGGTTACAGTGAATGTCTTTGTGCCACCACAGTTAGGACAATCCATACGTTTAGTCTGTCCATTAGGTATATCTATATCACTTATAATGTTATATATATTATTCATTATATACTCACTTTCGTTGTCGGCATTTAAGTGCTTTTACCATAAGATTTACGTACTGTCAAGGCATTATTTGCACTCTCGTACGTATTTTTCATGTACGGTTTTACTGATTGTGGATTACTGTGTCCTGTAACCGACATAATTTGTCCCATAGGGACACCAGCTTCAACCATTTGTGTCGTACCTGTCCTGCGTAAATCCATTAGACGTAATTTATCAGGCAGTCCAGCTTCGCGCATGACAAGCCTACCAGCTTGGCCTAGTCTATCTATACCATAAGGATGGTAAACACCGTGTACGGGCTTTATTCGCGGAGCAACGTACTGTTGAAAGCCAAACTCTTGCTCCTGCTGTGTCAGCATTTCAAGCAGGTCATCCTGTATAGGTAAAGTCACCTCTGCCCTACGCTTAGACTGCTCAAGATGTAGCTTACACCCATCAAAATCTATATTGTCCCATGTCAACATACGCATATCACCAAGACGCTGACACCATTCATACGCCATGTGTACTATCAATCCGATACTACGCCACTCAAATTTAGAGTAAGCAGTGTCAAGAAATTGACGCACATCATCTTCTGTCCACACGACTTTTCGTTGTGGTGGTGTTTTGCGTTTTATGTTTGCAAATGGATTGACGTGTGTATATTCCATTTCAATAGCGTAGCGAAACAGGATAGATGACACAGTGCATACATGGTTGGCGAGACTGATGCCTCGCACAACCCATCTTTCGTATGCGTGTTTGGCCTGCTTACTTGTGAGTTCACAAAAATTCACAGAGCCAAAATCATCTAGCATGATGCCAAGAAAGTATTGATAGTCTTTCTTAGTTCTGCTTCGTAACATCTTGAAATCATTGGAATTATAGTACTTATCCACAAGATGTTTTACAGTCTTCATCTACATCACCATACCTTTCTTTGTCTTCTTGTATGTGTTCATCTGCATACTTGTTAAGATACTTTTCCACAAAGTCTTCTATACCATCACTGTGGAAATGTTTTGTATACCTACGCCTACGTGGACTCCATCTACCTGTAGTCCAGTAATACATATAAGGTCTGTCTGCCTTGCTATATATTACTATCAGCGTAGCAGACTCTATAACCTCATACTCAATGCCCTTGTCTTTGAGATACTCAAGACAGTGGGTAAGGGTTTGGCCTGTATCCTTGCGAAAGATAGCCTCACCCTTAGAGTTAGTCCTTACGTACTCCCACTTGTGCTTGCTCATGCTGCAATCAACTCCTTAAATGGCTTGCTGTCAATCCACTGTGACACTTTGCTCTCACGTTGGAACATGGACACTGCGTTAGTATCCTTGCCAGTGTTACGTAGAGAAAAGCCGTTACGCTCATCAGCATAGCTTGCATAGTTAGTAAATGCAGAATACAAAGCCCATACATTCTGACCACGCACTGATGCTTCTTGATTGTACAAGTTAAGCATTTTCTCAGATGTCCTATCAGACTTGAGTAAAGTCTCAAGCATAGACTTAACGTCACCGACAAACAGAGGCTTGTTAGCCCAACCCTGTAAGCGTTCTGACTGTGCGTAGAATGACTGCGTGGATTCACGCAAGTCACGAATGAACCTACCCATGCTAAAGTTGGCAGAGTTCTTACGCCGTACCTTGTCATGCTCACCACGAATCATACCATTGGTGCAGAAGAAATCTATCGCACCAAAATACGTCTGGTTGGAGCAGCTACCATCAATGCCATGCAAAGCAATGATACGCTGTGCAATGGTGGTGCTGTGCTTGTCTGTCTCAATACGAGCAGTCACGTTAGGCAGGGTCATGTCGAGCATAGCCCATGCATTCTGTCGGGCAATGTTCCATTTCATGTTCATGCCCTCACACTCTGCATCACCAAGGTTCTCTGTGATGGTGTTATGCACACCCTCAAAGAAAGCTGTATGGCTGGCACAGTTGAACGTATCACCCACCACACCGATATAGTCACCCGTGTTACCGTTGATGACATACTTCTTGTCCTTCACCTTGGTAGGCTCAAACATCACATCAAAGTTTAGGCTTTCTGGAATCATTGTATTCATTGGAATATCAAACGGCATATCTATTCTCCTTTCTCGTTGTTATCATCAGCAAGCACATAGTCTGCATAATACTTTGGTCTACCCTCATCATCCATCTGAGGTACAAACTTCATCACTCTGTGTAATAAACATTCAATTCTCTCTAACTTACCTACATCAGACACCCATAAATCACTCATCTCATGTAATGTTTGAACTATGCTCCTCAAGTCATTGTGAGCCTTTAGAAATTCAAGTCTCTCTTCATGTGTTATATCCATTCTATTGTCTCCTTTCATGTCAACTGACGATTATCTTATATAGGTTATAGCACAGAAAAAAACAGGGGTCAAGTGTTTTAGAACTTAGTCATTAAGGTGACACCCTCTTTGTCTAACTGTATCATCTCCTTCCACTCTTTCCACTTAGCATCTATCAGGGCTTGGTCTGCACCCTCAAATATCAAGTCACTATGTTCACGCATGAGTCTGCGCTTCTCGTCTGCTACATGAACCAGTCGTTTGTCACTGGCCTTGTCTGGATATATCGGGTCTATGTACATTGTCGTCACTCCTTTCGTGTTTATTATGTGCTGTAATTATAGCCCTCATTGGGGTCATAGTCAATGGCATAAAATCTAGCTTGTACAATTCTTTGACCCTTGTTTTCTTTATCTTCAATTAAATCCCATTTAACTGGACAATCCATAAGCCAGTCGTGTAACTCGTCATATTCAGTTATCATGCATTCCATCATCGTTATTACTCCTTTCTATACAAAAGCATTGCTGTTGTGGGTATTCAAAGCTACGTATGGTAGATTCGTAGTGGCACTGTGACATCCACGTATGTCCAGACCACACCTCTAGTTCTACGGTATGGGTATTGATTGTGCCTAAACAGGCAAGCACTACTGTTATACTATTCATCCTATTATCCTTTCTATGATACCAGCTATGGCATGATAACCTGCCCAGCCTAAAAATGCAAAGATGCAGAAGAACAAGAACATTTCAATGCCATCATGCGTGAGGTAATAATATTTCACTTTGTGCCATAGCTTAATCATCGTTCATCACCTCATATGTTGTAAATTGTGCCAGTCCTTCACGCCAATCAGTTTCATCGTAGTTCGTCCACCCCTCTGACCTATCACGGTTTATTTCCTCTAGTATCATTGGCAATGTCATCAGGTAGATAGACCCATCCTCTACGTCATGTATTTCATATAGCTTACTCATCCCAGTTCTCCCAATCTACTTCTAGTTCATGTGCTTCAACAGATTCAGCAGTGCCAACGTGTCCACCTGTCAGTCTTGCCCACTCTGCGTAGGCATTTGCCTCTGCCTCTGCCAGTGATGTTCCTGTCGCAGTGACTCTGCGTTCTACTGTACCCATCACAAGCACTGAATAACATTTGCATTTACTCATGCTCACCTCCATTACCTCTGCCAAGCCCACCAAAATACTGTGGCCTACGCTTGGCTGTTTCAAATACACCTGCTGTAATGAATATACCTGCTATCAGCAAGGCGTGTAGTGCAGCACTAATACCAAACACAACGACAGAGCCTACCCACATAGAGAAGATAATGCACCACATCCATGCCAGTATCTGCATGACCATGTGCCTTGTATTTGTGTCAGGTATGTGGCGCAGTGGGTTGTACCTACTGTCCATGATTAGTTTGTATGTGTTACGCATCGTCATCAATCTCCTGTATACTTTCTAGCGTCCAGTCATGCCCTTCATCAACTTGCACCCATCCTACACATGATGGTGCTATACTCCACGCAGTATGTTCATCAGGTGCTTCAATGGTAGTTTCAAATCCCACATCCATTGTGGCAGTTACTCTATACTTAGGCATCATCAATCTCCTTTACAAATAGTTCATGTGGTATCTTATCCCAATCATCACGCCTGATTCGCCACTTTTGATGCTGAATCGGTGTGCAGAGTCTAACCCACTTCCTGCCCACCACTACCCAGACAAGGCGTGTGCCACATACAGGATAGCGTGTGTCGTATAGGTCACAACGATATAGCTGGGCATTAGCCCACGTTGCTTCTGTTGGTTGCCAACTAGGTGTCATTATCAATCTCCCACAAGTCATCTACATCTATGCCATCACAAAGGTATGAGTAGTCATAGTTAGGTACACTAAACAGCTTGATACTACCATCCTCATTACGGACGTAATCCTCTGTTTCATTATCCATTACACATATAGGCATATCCCATACATGTATAGTGTAAGTTTTGTTTGGGTCAAACATATCATCCATCCTTGTACAGTTTATATATTATATAACATATTCCGACCATGCTTAGAGCAAGATAGCTTCCTATGAAAACACTGTCCCAAGGCATAGTGTTATATATACATAGTATCGTTTCACAATTATTCAAGACTCTCTCCTGTCATAAAGGTGAGCAGTTTTGCTTCATACTCAGGAAGGTTCCCTTTCAAGTTGATTAGGCACCATTGCCTATTTATCAGTTGATGCCTCTTGCAACATCTTACGTGTTTCAGTGATCCACATCAACCGATTCTGTTCGCGCACCCTACGATTCATCCGGCGTTCCTTTTCCCATGTACGATTGCGCTTCTGATCGCGTGACATTTTTTTCATCTTTACGTTCATAACTGCCTTTTCCTTTCTTTGGCTGTACTACTTGTTGACTATATCTGCGTCTGTTGTGTGCCATAACTCTGGCCACTCTGTTTATATTGTGTACCCTATCCACCATTTCAAGACTCTCTAGAAAATATTTTTTC